TGCTATGTCTTGTTTCTCAGGTGTAGATTCCCCTAAGATTTTTGTTCTTGTTGGACCATCAGGTGGAAACAACTCTTTGATAGCGGACGCCGCGAAGTCTACGCAAGCTTCAGCCATAACAGGGTGAACTACTTTGGAAGCACCAAAGAACATCGCACCGCCTGGTGCGTCATCGCCTAAACCTGTACGACGGATACCTTCTTCGTATTGTTTATCTCTTTTCTCGCGAGCTTCTTTATCTTTCTTAATAAGATCAAGGTAACGCATACTAATCTTCTCAAGATCATAAAGATTAACTGTCTCGGCTAAGTTAGAGTAAAAGTCTTCGTCTTCAGAAGGACCTTTGTATTCTTCTAAGTTAACAATAGCTGATCCGTCTTCAAGTTCTTCTACACCGTCATCAAACTGCATGAGGTCAATCTCAGCACCACCGTCAGGTGTTTCTGTTACTTGGCTTGCAGGGTCAGGAATTCCTTGTATATTGCGACCGAATTCAGGGTCAATGGGCATCTCAGCCATAACGTCTCCTCATGTTTTCTAGTTTGTACTCTTGTTGTAAATCAATTGAGCCACCTTTTTTAAATTTAGGTATGCCCGCATCTTCCTTAATAAACTTGATCATCTCAGGTGTAATTTCAAAACCTAGCTGATCTGACTCCCCGCCTTCAACAAGGTACATCTCTCTATTAGGATTGTCTTTAACTTGTTGTAAAGCTTCTTTGTATGTATATCCACCGCCTATATCATTACCTGTAGTTTTGTTGCGTAATGCATAGGTTGGTTCGCCTTGCGAAATTTTTATTGTTTTAACTTTATTCTTACCGCCAAGTTGTTTGATTACATCGTTAGCTACTTGTGGCACAATCTTGTCATAGTAACCTTGCATACCTTCGCCACCCACTTTAATGTCAAGACCTTCAAGGCGTCTGATATTTGAATCTCCGCCTGGTTGAGTATTAATCAATTTGTTAGCTAAATCTTTTCCTACATAATCATCTAATTTATTTTCTTCAACAGCTTTGTCTATAATTAAATTTCCATTGTGGTCAATAGCCATCAAATGAACCTTATCTTTACCAAACTCAGTAGGTCTTATTGAAACACTAGATAGAGTTTTACTTAAATCATAACGCTCAGCTTGTTGTGCTCCCGTTGTCCAAGCAACTTGTGTCTTACCATTGTCAACAGCTTCCTTAATAGCTTGTTTAAGTGCGAGTGCAGTCCAATCTTTAGTATCTTCAACATATGGGTTACGGGAAACTCCAAAATCTTGGCTCTTCACCCAATTTTGATATAAGTCTGTAAGTTCGTCTAACTTTTGAGTTTGATTAGGAACATTGTTATAAGCATCTACTGATTCCCATTGCCCAATAAATCTATTAAGCCAATTTTTTTGGCTTTGCGATAAATTGTCTCTATAGTTATTTAACAAATCTTCGGCTGACATATCTGTTGGCAATTGTTTTTTACCAAATCCTTCTTTCTTACCTTTTTGTCCCCAATCAGATTGGAGCTCTTCAATGAATAGTGTTGGATTACCTGTTGCATCATCTCTATGGTTAACACGCAAGTGAGCAATAGGATTTGTAGCTTCAGGATAATGTGAGGACTCAAACTTTTTGTTTTTACTCCAAACTTTTGGCTTATCTTGTATAACTATTTCACGATATTCTTCGCCGCCTGGTAATGTATATTGTTTGTACTTAGTCATCGGATACATTTCATTAGCAAGTTCCTCCATAGCCATGTAAGCATCACCTTGATCTCCGTGTGAGCTAATAACTGTATCTCCCATGCTTGAGTCTACAACATCGTAGTTTCCTGATTTGGCATCACCTATAACTTCATATGGATGTGTTTCATATGATGAGTATGTCTTTGATCTTAAATTTGGTTCATTTTCTCTAAGGTGATTGATGATGTCATTTTTGCTTATCTTTTCTTGACTATCTTTAAGCCAATTCATTGTGCCCGAGGCTTCAAGTTCTTTTTTGGATGACTTGGGTGCATTAGATTGCAACCATGAATACCATTGACTACCTGGTATAGCATCCATTTTGTGACCTCGTATTGTGTCTTCGGATGGCCTAAAGAAATCTACTCCAAGATTAACGCCGCGTTCAGGTAGAATGTTCATGCGAGGCACAATCGTTTGCATAACTTTACCTATAGGACCTTTTCCTGTTGCTTCGGCTTCTGCTAATCCTTCGCCAATAAACTTACCAACCTTTTTAATGCCACGGCCTGCACCTGTTACTGAATAAGAAAGTGGGTCACCAATGACTTCGCCTGCAAGTTGTTGCCCTTCTGTTGTAAAAGGAAGTATCTTTGCACCTACAGGGGATTCTGTAATAGCTTGGTCAGGTAATAATGAAATGGGTTTAAGCTCAGGAAACTTTTTGCCTGTAACAGATTCATATCTTGCTTTTTGTGCAATAGGATCAAATACAGCATTTTGTACGACGTCACCAATAGTTCCTGCGCGTGACAATGTTTCTTTGGCGCTTTGTAAGATATTCCCAATACCTTCAGTAATACCTCTCCTACCTGATTTAAGAATGTCACTACCAAGTGTCTTGCGTTGTTCTTTAAGTTGTTGACCGTATTCTTCTGCGTCGTCAGATATAACTCCGCCTTCGGCTTTTTGTACATCAGAACCTAGAATGCTTTTGATCATGTCACGGATTTGTTTAGGATCTTTTTCTACTGAGCCACCATTCTTGCGCCCTGTAATGTCTTTTATTTTTTGTTGGTAGATAGGCATAACTTCATCTAACCATTGCTGATCAAACTCTTGGATTGGTGCTGATAAACTATAAGCTCTGTATGCTTGTGGATCTTTTACACTCATCAATCTTTTTGGTTCATAGAAAGTAGAGAACATATTTTTATAGTCGATTGGAGCTTCAAGTCCTCCAAAGTATTCTCCTTGCATATGCATAGGGTATGTTGAGTGTGGATTCTTTGGCGCTTCTACAATCTTGCCTTCAGGTGACATCTTATAAATATCAAGGCCTGTTGCTCCCAATGGCATGTCAAGTATTTCAGGGTCAGTCACTGCTTTTCTTATTGGTGCAATCTCGGGGAAGCCAAGCTTTCTATACTTGTCCTTGTCCATGATAGACACAAATGCTTTGCGTAATTCTCCTGTGCCTTTTTCTTGAGAAAGTAATTGTGTTTCTAGTTCAGGGTGATCAATGCCTAAAAAGTCTTTGAATGGTGTTGTGACCTTGCCTGTTTTTTTATTCTTAACAGCTTTGTTTCTAAGCTCGTTATTAAACTCTTCTATGGCTTCGCGGCTTAAAGAGTTAACATCTGTCATGTTTAATGTACCTTTAGTCACCATGGTGTTGAAGTCCACCATCTTTGGTGATCCCATACTTGATATACCTAGTACGTCTTTACCTGACTCTCCTGCGCGTCTAACTTGATTGAGTAGTGATGTAACAATGTCAGGATCTGAAGCCCATACGGAACTAATGTTTGGATCTTCGTATTGGTGTGCACGACCAAACTTGTGACCGCCCTCTAGTTTAATGGCTTCATCAAAGTCAACGCCTTCAATGCCACGAAGTAACTTGCCTGTGTCTGATCTGTCACCTACAAAAGGAATGCCTACCTTGCCATACAACTCTTCAGGTGATCTTAATATTTTAGGGACAAGTGGCATCGTAGGATCTTCTACAATGTTTGCTGTGAATTCTTGTGCGGGCTTTGAAAGCTTCAAGCCACCGCCAATAGGATGATAGTATCCCTCAGCTTCAAGTACGGCTTTAGATTTGCGTGGCAATTTCTTAGCGATAGCCTCTAATCCACCTTTAACAATTTTACTTGCTATGTTGACCATTACGTTCCTTGATGCGTTTCATTACAGCTTTGCGTTCGCTTGGTGTGTAATCTAACCAACTTGCTATCTCGTCCTCTGTGCGTTTGCATGTCTTGCATATTTGTTTCTTAATGTCTAAGTCACATATGTTCTTACACGGAGTAAGGATTGACTCTCTCTTTGTATTCATAAGCGTCTGCGTAATCTTCCGATGGGTCATAAGGTCTCGGGTCAATCTCTAACATGCCTGCGTCTCTTAGATACCGAAGCGCCTGCGTACACGCGTCCACATAGTCGTCATGAGTAGCTTCAGGAAATGAGCAGATCTGTGATACGAAGCCTTCAGCCCAATCACGCACATATCCTCGACGTACTGACGATTCGGGAATCCACACTCTTCCATGAGCGATAATGTTTGCGACAATGGAAAGTCGTTGCACTTTGTCGGCTCGACCAGGATTGTAAGCTCGCACAGGTAAATGTGCCCGTTGCATATCTTGTATGAGACTGATTCCACTCGCCTTATCTTCGACAAGTATGAGATCAACTCGCTTACCTTTGACAAACTCTCCTGTGTCGGACTCGCTATCCGCACCATAACTAACTTCATACTCTTCCTGCACTTTCTTTCTTAGGTCAGGATACTGCATGCGTTCTTGCCATGCATCTATCAACATCACCGCCATTGGGCCATCCATCGGTTTGAACACGCCGAAGACTAAGCACGCTGTTGGGTCGTTGATAGTCTTCTCTGTGTATGCGCAATCGTAACTCTGTATGATGTATTCAAACTTAGGAAACGGTTTCTTCGCGTCCCATAGTTTAAACATATCTCTTCTAACAATGCCACCCTCTTCGGGGTCAATCAGTTCGGCATAGATCTCTTGTCGACCTAGCTTCGTTCCTTCGTACTGCAATATCTGTTGTTGAAAGCTTGGTGCTAAGTTGTCTATGTTCGCGTACGTTGACGCGGTTGTCATAACGACTTCACCACTACCGTCATCAGACCTTCCTACTAAGTCAACGATCAAGTCTTTAGGGCGTGGTGTCGTTGATGCAATGATCCTTGTCTCTTTACCTAACCGCACTGAGAACTGAATCATGTCCCATGCTTCTTGTAAGTAATCCCAAGCCGCCAACTCATCTAGCCATGCGCCATGATACTGTCCACCGCGGAAGCGATCAGGTTCTGACGCTGATATGCCTTTGATCAATGATCCGTTCGTCAATTTGATCTCGAGCAATGACTTGTTATAGTCTGCAATAAGGATCTCAGGTATCACGTTAAGCAATCCTGATTCACCTTCGATACATGTACCGCGTACATCCATGGCTGTCGGTGCGGATACTAACCATCGTGTGTTAGGCTGTTCCCAAGCCCACCATCCTATCTGCTCAGCAGACGTTCTAGTCTTCCCCGCACCTCGACCACCTAATAGTAACCATATCGCCCAATCACCGTGAGGAAGTATTTGGTGATCATGCGCTTGCGTTAACCACTTCATGCGCCACGCTATCGCTATCTGTTTAGCAATGGGTAATGATTTAAACTGCGCTTCTACTTCTTTGTCTTTAAGTAACTCAACTACGTCAGTCATTGTTGACTCGTTGCACAGCACCCGTCGATTTATTCAGTTCGTATTCAGGTAGCACAATAGCTTTAATCTTTTCGTTTGACTTCTCTACACTCTTCACAATGTCTTTAAGCTCATCAAGCGTGTATGAGTCTTTAGGCATATCGATGTATCCTGTTTGATATGTCGTAATGTCTTTATGCATTTGCTTTGTCATGAAGCCGTCAGCTTTTCTTTTCTCAAAACTCATTTATCAAAATGATCAGCAACGATAAAGTAAATAAATCCTGCGAGGATTAATCCACCTAATATGTAAAAGCTGTTTACAAGTTCAATCATTTGGCCTGTCTCTTTAGTTCGAGGTTCTTAATCATTTCGTCAAAGATGTTGACATTGATGTTGATCGCGTCTGACTCGTTGTCACCGACATGTGCGATCCTGTCTGAATACTTCTTAGGTTTGAGTTTCGCAGCCACCCACTTCCTTGCATCCACTCTATTCTTTTGCCATTGAACGTAAGCGCTGTCATAACGAGTCTTACCTTTGTCATCAACGATCTGTTGTGGTAGCTCATCACTGATTGCGTGAATCTCGTCGGCCAATGTGTCGGCTTGGTCTTCCCTCGCGCGCGCATATATCTCCGCAAATTCTTTGTGGCGTAGCAACCACTCGTACACCGCAGTCTTCTTCGGCATCTTCGCATCGCTACAAATCTTCACTAAACTCTCACCGTCAGCAATCCTGTCACAGATCTCCAAAGCAATCTCAAGACTATAGAGCGTAGGTCTTCCACCCTTGTTACCTACAGTCGAGTCCTTGTTAGATTGTTTACCTGACGCAAGAGTATCGTCATCCTTACCTTGGTAAGATGATACGACTCTCTTCTTTGTGATAGCTGTCTCTGACATAATGCAATAGAATGTAAACGGACAGTAGGGATAAGTCAAACAATAAGTATGTACAGATTGTTTTTAGTTTGTATTTTCTTTTCGGGGAAATTTTATACGAACGTATTACGAAAACTATACGGACGTATTACGATGATTGATACGGACGTAATACCAACCAATAACAATAAACAAATAACAAATATATATACGCGCTACTTAGAAAGATTTAAAACAGTAATTGAATCTATATCTGAAAACTTAATTAAAGTGATAATGTCTTTACGACCTTCTCTCTGATATAACTCATATAAACCTTTACCCGTTTTAATTCCTTTGTCGCGGATTTTTTGAGCAACCCATTTTAAAAGTGCTACACGTTCGATGCATGTCCAAGAATCATTGCGCTCAAATACTATGTAATC